TCTATTGGTTGTGTTTGTACTTCTTCAAAGAGCTCAACGATATACCTATGTCAACTACATGGGTGTTTGTTGGTATGCTTGCAGGACGAGAACTTGCTATTGCAAGCTTCACAGGCAAGAAGAAGTTCAAGAGCGTATTTCCTTTGGTAGCACGAGACTTCCAGAAGATGATGATAGGCTTAGGTGCGTCGATAGCAATTGTGTTAACGATACATTATATATTAGTACCAAACGGTTATTAATATTGAAAGGGTTGTGTTCGACGACACAACCTTTTCTCTTGACTTATATCAATATGGTGTTATAATACATGTATTAACACTAATTTTAACCCACAATAAAAGGTAAGGATCAAATTTGAAAATGAAAATCATCACAGGTAATGCTACTCCAGAATTAGCGCAAAGTATTGCGGATCATACGTTCGCAACTCTTGTACCAAGTAACATTTCTACATTCGCAGATGGCGAAATAAGTGTAGAGTTTCTAGAAAACATTAGAGGTGAAGACGTTTTTATTATCCAATCTACAGCAACTCCTGTTAATGACAGCATCATGGAGTTGATGATTATGATTGACGCAGCCAAACGTTCAAGTGCTAGTAGAATTACAGCAGTTATTCCTTACTTTGGTTATGCAAGACAAGATCGTAAGAGTGCATCACGTACTCCTATTACGGCTAAGTTGGTTGCTAACTTGCTAACAACAGCAGGTGCAGATCGTGTGTTAACAATGGATCTACACGCAGGACAGATACAGGGCTTTTTCGATATACCTGTTGATGACTTGACTAGTAGAACAGTGTTTGCTAAAGACATTCATCGTAATGTTGGCGTAGATGAACCTACAGTATTTGTATCACCAGACGCAGGTGGTGCAGTTCGTGCTAGGAAGTTTGCAGACATGTTCCACGCAGACATTGCTATTGTTGACAAGATGCGTCCGTCAGCAGGCAAGAGTGAAGTTATGAACTTGATCGGCGATGTTAAAGATAAACACGCCATTCTAGTTGATGACATTATCGACAGTGGTGGAACACTTTGCAAAGCGGCACAAGCTATTATAGATGCTGGAGCATTGTCAGTTCGTGCATATATTACACACGGTGTATTATCAGGCGATGCATGTCAAAAGGTAGAGAAGAGTGTACTCACAGAACTAGTAGTAACAGACACAATATCTGATCGTTGTCCTAAGAACTGTAAAAAGACACGACAGGTTAGCATTGCGCCGTTGTTTGGTGAAGCAATACGCAGAGTTACTAACGAAGAGTCTGTATCTAGTCTATTTGTTTAATGTGTTTGATGTATTCAGCTATTGAATGATCTGCGAAGCTATCTATTTTACCGTTCTTCCAGCCCATCCATATGCCGCGCCATCTATCTTTAACCATTTGCCAACCTGTAGGGTTTCTCAATTGGCCGTAAGCATTTAGATAATGTTGATTGCCGTGATGTCTATAGTATAATAACGCAGGCGGAACAGTAGTAACAATGTCATTGTTGTTCCTCCACCTGTGATGTTCTACATTAAGATTTTCGGAATAACCTTTCCAGCCTACACGCGGCGAACCATATGTGTATAATTCAATAGGATCATTAAGTTCAGTATTATATTTACAACGACTTGCCATAATAGTTGCCATGGCAGCACCTAAACTATGTCCACAAAACCAGAGCTTCTTGCTTAAATTAACTTTGCGAACAATATCTTCTTCGATCATTGGCCATAGTTCGTCAACTTCTGCTTTGAAACCTCTATGTACTCTACTAATAGTTTCAGCAACTACTGGCATTGCCTTCAAATCTGCACTTATATCATTAAACTCTTTTGGTTGTGTACCTCTACAAGCAATAACAATATCATGCTTATTCATAAAGCGATATGCTTGGGCACCATCCTTGTCGTAAAACTCTGTTGTGGTAAATCCTAATTCTTTTGCTTGACTTTTAGCAACTCCGATGCTACCATAAGCATAACTTGATAATTTTGCAAATAGGAGGGATTTTTCTTTGAAACTCATTTTTGATATTTCCATCACGATTCCTTTACATTCATTGTTACTAATATTTATATACTTAAATCACTAAATACTGTATAGGAAGAGAATACCATGAAAAAACGTACCAGAAGTATACTTGATGAACTTAATAATGTACACGGAAAGCGTGACGGCGATCACCTAATCGATGCCACCGCTAACAATATTATTGAGAGTGCTATCAACCTATTGAGTCGTATTCATTCAACTTATGATAGTGATACAGCTGGTGAATTAGAAAGACGTTTTATTAATAGTATTAAATCAAATGATCCTCGTAAATTTAGACGTAGCATGAACAGAATAATAGAGAGTAAGAAAAATGATTCTTAAAGAAGGCGGCAACGTATTCAAAACAGATAAAGGCGCTCTCACACAGCGTATAGCAACAGCTGATGTGCAAGGTTCAATAGACTTTATTGAAAAGATTACAGGCTTGACCTTTGACGAAGAAGATTGGTTAGGCACAACAGGTAAGAAGAATGATCCAGACGGAGCATTTGAAAAGAATTCATCAGGTGATTTAGATCTAAACACAGATGCAAATAAAGTAAGCAAAGAACAATTGATTGCTAAACTAAGTGCATGGCTTAAGAGTCAAGGCATTGATGATGCTGACATTATGAATCAAGGTCGTAAAAAGACTGACGGGTGGATACACAACGCAGGCGACCAAGTACACTTTCGTACACCAATCAAAGGTAGTGACAAGAATGGATTTGTACAAACAGACTTTATGTTTACAAACAATCCAAAATTTCAGCGTGGAGCCAAGCGTGGCGGCACAGCACAGTTTGGCGGAACAGACAGAGCTATACTATTAAGTGCTGTCGCAAGAGGACGTGGATTAAAGTTTAGTCCTAAGTTTGGATTAGTTGATCCTGAGCAAGGTGATAAGGTAGTTGCAGACACATGGGACAAAATTGCACCGTTACTATTAGGTAAAGGCGCAAAAGAACCAGATACGCACACTGTTGAAACTATGCTTGCAGTCTTAAAGAAAGATCCAAACTACGAAGAGTTAATTGCTCCGTGGAAAGAAACAATGGAAAAAGCAGGCAAAGAAGTACCTGAGTCTGCATCACTAACAGGATACACTACACTAGAAGATAAGCAATTAGATCGTATCAAAGAACTAAGCGGCAACATGCTAAACAGTGTTGTTATGTCATCGGGTAGTTTTGTAAAATGAGATTTGGTGAGTTCCGAACAGTATTAACCGAAGCAGCTAAAGTTGGCCGTGAATACCAGCACTTGGAAGACCTTGTGTTTGTAAAAGGCTCTAAAGGTGCTCAAGAAGCAGCTGACATTTTAGACAAACTAGGAACTGATAGTTCCGATGTTGCTATCAAGTGGGACGGCAATCCTACTATCTATTGGGGACGTGAGCCAGATGGTTCATTTGTACTTGTAGGTAAGAACGGTTGGGGTAAGAACAAAAGCACAAGCGCAGACGAGCTATCACGCTTTATACAAAATTCAGGCAAAGGTGTAGAAGAAGAACCATGGCGCAAAGACTTTGGCGAGGAAATGGCAGAAGTTTTTGAATTAATGAAGTCAGCAACACCACCTAGCTTTAGAGGATATGTTTACGGAGACTTGTTATACAGTCCACGAAAACCATTTACAGCAATTAAAGGGGCTGTAGAATTTGAACCAAATAAAGTCAAGTACACAGTTGACACGAATGGCCCACTCGGCGAGCGCATAGCGAACTCAAAAGTGGGTGTAGTAGTTCACACAAAACTTGATGAGTTTGGTTCGAAGGCTGCAACACCTATTGAAGATGTAAAAGAACTTAACAATGCAGATGTAGTAGTACTAGGGCAAACATATGTAACACATCAACCTAAAGTTGATACATCAGAAGTTAAAGGTATTAGAGCAACAGCACAAAAGAATGCACAAGCAATTGACACATTCTTACAAGGCACAAAGGGTCTAAGCAATCCTGCACAAATTATCTATACATATGTTAACCATATGACACGCACACAACAATTAAAGAACATTGAGTCAGGGTTTTTTGATTGGCTAAGTACTTCAAAAGTAAGTCAAGGACAGCAAGAAAAATTAGCAGCAATGAATGAAGCTAATCCAAAATCAATACCTGCTATATTTGGACTTGTAAAACAGATTATGGCTGCAAAAGATCATATCATAGATCAACTAGACGATGCTAATGCAGATGTTAAGGCAACAACAAAAGGTGAGAAGGGCGGTGAAGGTTACGTAGCTCTTGGATCAAAGACTAAACTAGTACCACGTACTAGATGGCAACCAAACTAAGGAAGTAAAATGAAAATTAAACAGATTACAGAAGCACACGAAGCTTCGGCACAAGAAAGACAATTAGCAGACCTAGGTCGTAGACTTATGGACATCAGTGCAAAGATGCCAATGAAAGGCGCAACTGATGATGAGATTGCAAAGTCAAACAAAATGTCAGCATTAGGTGATGCACTAACACGCTTTGGAACATTATTTGGTCCTAAGAATGTAAAAGACATTATTAAAATTACTGGACTTGAGTCAGGTGAGATAGCAGAACTATTAGCACTAGCAAAGAAAAGTGCTCCTGTTAAGCAAGACGCACCATCAGCAGACGATAAAGACGATGATGAATTTGCAGCACCAAGTGATGACGAAATAGCACGTCAGGCAGACAGAGCAGCTAGATAATATGACTGACAAGTTTACAGCAGCACAATGGGCAGAAATAGAAGGTGGTCACGAAATGACTCCGGCTAAAGAAGAACCATATTCCTTTTTAAAAGACATACATGAATCACGTATGACTAAGGACAACGGTAGCTCACAGAAGCTAACGTATACTGATTGCGGTGAACGAGCATATCTAACATTACTAGCACTAGAAGCAATGCGTAACTATCCAGACTTCAAAGCATATGTGCAACGTTATGCAAAGAAGACAGCAGGCTTCGAACTATACAAAATGTATCGCATAATGGGAACTGACCTTTACAACTTCATTTACTTCCTTGTAGGGGACGGCAAAGCACAAGATAAACTTAAAGATCCTGATAGTGCAAGACGTATGCGAGCTAAAACAAAATTACCAACAGCAGCTATTAATAGATACATTAGATCATTAGCAGCAGGCACGACACCTACACAAGTTAACAGCATGTTTATGGCAATTGAAAGTGCAATAAACGTATCAAACGCTGATTATAAAGCCGTACGTAGGAGTTTAGCTAACTTTGGACGTCTAACTAAAGCAGAAAAGCGTTTAGTGTCTACACGCTTAATATTTGCTGTTAGAGCTAAACTACGTAGTTCAGATATTATAGAAGACTTTGAAAAGTTTGCATCAGTTAAGAACTTAGAAAAAGCAAGTGTAATTGATCCAGAACCAACAGTAAGCCGTCCTGACATTGCATCAAAGCCCGGCGACCTAGCACTATATAGATACCTAGTAGGCGACAAAAATTTAGCTCTTACTAAGAAGTTCTTAGAAGCAGCTAAAGATGGAAAAGCAGCAAGTGGTATGATGGTGCAAGCGTATTTGCCAGCTATTGAAATGATAGATGATATTGTACAAGGCGGCCCTGCAATGGTACAACAGCTAAGAGCCCTACATAAGAGAGCTAAAAGAAGCTGATTAAACCTAATTTTAATCGTAAAATGATAAATACTTTATACAAGTTAGAAGAGGTCTAACTTGCCATTAGAACATAGGAGAATATAAAATGGCTTCAGTAACAAAAACAAACGGCGTAAATGTAGTAGAAGGTAACGGACTAGGTCCAGTAACACGCATTATTTCGCTATCAAAAGCAAACATCACAACAGCAGCAATTGCAGATCTTAACTCAGTAGTAGAAGCAATGACAGCTGGCGGTGTAAAAGGCACTGACGATGCAGTAAGCATTGCAGGTGTTGATCACACAGCAACAGGCGTTGCTCACGTTGCAGTACAAGGCACAGGCGTATTAACACCTGGCGCAGACTACCGCGGTGTAACAGGCGTAACAGCAGCACTAGTTGCAACGTTTGAAGACTAAATTCTAACTACCTTAGAATCGTGATTATGGCCGTAAGGCAGGCGTCACACAAAGGGCTCACTTTTTAAGTGGGCCTTTTTTTATGACTATAAGTACAGTATGCGTTTTAAATTACATACACTTGTAGACATAACAGAAACTAATACTCGTAGAGGCGAAGACCCTATTGGGTATCGACAGCAACAAAACTATCTTACAGTTATGCAAACAATTGGTATGAGAGTTAATCCAACATATATTAAAGCACCAAGTATAACAAACGAAGTACCTAGCAAACTAGGACTAGGATCAATGTTCAATACTAAACAAAAGGTATGGACATATGAATTTGATATTGATTACGAAGGTGCTATAGATTTGTCTACACTAGTAAATGACTTTGATTTAATACCAATTATCACAAAGTTAAATGAAACAGCAAAGTTTGATAATCCGCAATTTCTCACCAAAAACCTTGAGAAATCCAACATTATTTTCATGTTAATGGATAAATAATAATGTAGCGATAATAAAGCTACCAGGCACACTAAATCAGAATACCAAGGCTAACTACGAGTTTACTTACAACGGAGAATAAGTGTGTCATCAAACGTAACAAAATTAGAAAGAGAATCATTAGAAGCGCATGTTGATCTATGTGCTATACGCTACGAGCAACTAGACGAGCGTTTGTCTACAGTAGAAACAAAAATTGATACTCTACATACAGCAATACAATCCGGACAACAAAGCATGACTAAAGTCATTGTTGGTGCCGCAGGCACAGTAGTAGCAGGTTTACTTTCAACCATTGTCGTTATATTAATGAAAGCCATCTAACTTACGATAAATAACTATATGTTATTACGTGAGTTTTTTATTGACCCCATTGAAGAAGAATTAGACGAAGGACAAACTTGGGCCCGTTCAGGCAAAAAGGTTGTCCGCAAATATCGTTGTTCCTCCGGTCCCCGAAAGAATCGAATTGTCGCTAAAATGCAACAATGTTTTGCCGCTCCTGATGTTAAGAAGCGTATGCAATTCAAAAAAGTTAAAGCACGTCTTGGTGGTCGAATGGCTCGCAAGGCAAAAAGAACTAAACGTATAAATCCAGCAAGTCGTAGAGTGCAAGCTCTAAACCGTAAGAGATAGCACCATGTTATTGCGTGAGATGATCACAGAATGGGTATGTGGAGACTGCTATGCTGAACCATGTACATGTAGTGTCGAAGAAGGTGTAACAACTATCTTTGGTAAAAGTGGTAACAAAACTGTACGTAAGTATCGTTGCACAAGTGGTACACGTAAAGGACGTATTGTTGCAAAGCCAGCAACATGTAATGCTCCTAAGAATGTAAAAGCGTCAAACACTCTCAAAAAGACTAGACGCTCTAAAGGCAAGACGATAAGTATTAAGAGTACACGTACAAAACGTACTAACCCAACAAGTAAGAGATTAACCAAGTTAAACATTGGCAGAAGAAGAATTAAGCCAAGAAATCGTAGAGGTGCAAGAATATGAAAATGAACGAAATATTGTCTGAACAGGACGCAGTCCTACAAATTCAACAAGATGACGACAAAGAAACTGTCCTTATTGATCCAAAGACTAAGATTAAAACTACGGTTCCTAAAGACCCTAGCAAACCAGGCGCTATTGCAAAAGACGAGCGCGGCAACCTAACACTAGATACAAAAACAAAAGGTACAGTTGATCGTGGCATCAAGCCAGGCGACAACGTAACTGTAAAAATTTAAATGAATATAAATGAGGTAGTCAAAAAAATATATATGACCAATGAAGAGAAGACTCTCTTGGATCAGTCTGACTTACCTCGCCCGCTCGGATCATTCCCAGAGCGAGAACAAACCATTATCAATAATCTAATTCGTAAAAGTATAATAAGTAAAGTACAGCACAATGGAACGATAATGGTGAAACGGAATGACGACTGACACTCTATTACATGACTTGGAAGAAATTGTTAACAAAGGACTTGAAGATAGTGCTATCCCTGTTGCACGAGGAAATAGCATACGAATCAAACATATTGTGGTTCGTAAGAGTCCTAAAGGCTATTTGATATACGATGCTAAAGAAAATAGGCAAATCGTAAGAACTGCATTCAAATCATCAGCAATTGCCATTGCAAAGAACCTAGCACAAGGTAACGACATTACTGATAAACTAATGGCATACGACGATGCTATGCTAAAACACTACAATGACGCAGTATTTTACAAACATTCTATGAAAAAATCCAAAGATGAAGCGTCAAAACAGATTAGAGCAACACGTTTAGACGTATCTATGCAGGAATCATATAGATTACGCAGTCAGTTAGACCGTTTTATTTTTTGTTAGTGATAAATATATTATAGAACACCTATCAACAGGAAGATACAATGCAAATTAGAGAATTTTCAAAGCCGCTAACGGCAGCAAAACTAAATGAAAGCCTAGCAAAACGCTTTGGCTCAAAAATAAACATCGATGAGTTTACAACTGAACAACTTCAAGATGTCCGTAACAAGTTACGCACTAAAGTATTCAATGTTGAAACAAACGAAGCATTTGATGCAGTTCAAAACAATGATCACAGCAAAAACAAATTGTTTTTAGATGTAGTAAACGCTGCACTAGATGAGCGTGATGATGTAAGTGTTGCAATTGATGAAGCAATTGAATCGCTAAACGAAGGCGAAGAAGACAAAGCAGAGCTAGTAATGGCAGCTAAGGACATGGTTGATCGTGTTACTGGTTGGATGGAAGACACTGCTGAAATGCAAACTGAGTCAATGCTAGAACTTGCAGATGCTATCCGTGACGAAATGGGCAGTGAGCAAGCCGAAGCATTTACTGCAAGTGTTAAGCCTGCACTAGAAGCAATGTATGGTGTAATGGAAACAACACGCCAAACACTAACACAAGGTGTTGGTATGCTAACAGGCGAAGCTGAGCCAATGGATACAATGGGTGCAGAAGATCCAGGCATGGAAGATCCAGCAATGGAACCAACTGATGATATGGATGCAGCAGCTGAAGTACCAGTAGATGGTGAAGTAGAAGATGACTTTGGTGCAGCAGACGCAGCAGCTGGTGGTGAAGAACTAGGCGGACGTGAAAAGCGTGAAAGCAGAGATAATTCAAAAAAAAAGCTCAAATAATTGAAGCAGTAGATAGCACAGCCATCTACGCTATATTGAGACAACAGAAAGCAGCCGGAGTGGCTGCTTTATCTATTAAAAAACTAGACAAATACATGCGCAATCAAGGCGAAGGCAACTTTGACTATGATAGTTTTAAAGTAATGTATGATGGAGATCCTAAGATACAACAACTAGTTACTAACTTTGACCAAAACAAGATTGAGTTTAAACAAAGTGAAGTAGACGATGTTAACGTAGCAGGAAAACCTGGTCCTGAAGGCGATACAGTTGGTGACATGGCAAAGAATGCCACGGACCTAGGCGCAGAGTTATAGACGTAAAATAACGTAGAATTTACGTCTATCTTAATAATAGACGTAAATCTTAAATATAATTACACATAAGAGAAAGAATGGCATATTCAGCTAAAGTAGTTCAGCGTTTTGAAGACGTTCTGAACAACCCACAAAGTCACGGCGTAGGACGCTTTGACCCTAACGATCCCAATATAGCAACAGGAATGACAGGAGCACCAGCGTGTGGCGATGTTATGAAACTTGATTTAAAAGTTAATCCTGATACAGATGTTATAGAGGACGTAAAGTTTAAAACATATGGTTGCGGTAGTGCAATAGCAAGTTCAACTATGTTTGTTGAAATGCTAAAAGGACTTACTATGACACAAGCATTAGAAATTAAAGACAAAGATATTGCTGATGCATTAGAATTACCTCCAATCAAATTACATTGTTCTGTACTAGCAGAGGATTCAATTAAGAAAGCTCTAAAACACTGGGACGAAAAGAAAGCACACCGACAACATAACGGTTGACAAAACACTTATTTGGTGTTATTATTAATACTAATAGGAGAACTTATGACTGAAAGACCATACGAAGATATTGTTAAAAACATTACAGAAGTAATGGAACAATACGTAACACCGTCAGTACAGCAACATGGCGGAGAAGTTAACTTTGTTAGCTTTGAAAACGGTTGTGTAACTGTACAACTTAGCGGAGCATGTTCAGGTTGTGCAGGTAGTACAATGACACTAAAACACGGCATTGAACAAATGATGACTCAACTTATACCAGAAGTACTAAGTGTTGACGGTATTGATGATCCTTTTTCTACAGTTGATCCTTATTACATGCACGACCCATTTGGTGACGCACAGTTAGAATCAATTAGAATGTTAGAGGAATTAGATGAGCCTAATAATAGAGAAGTATAATTACGAAAAACTAAAGCGGGTAGAAGTAGATGGCAAGCGTAGATACGCAGCGCCAGGACATCCACCAGTAGCAAGTGTAACAACTATTCTTAGTGGTACTAAGGATATGAGTCATCTTATTGCTTGGAAGAAGCGTGTAGGTGAAAAGAAAGCACAAGAGATTGTAACTGAAGCAAGTGGCGTAGGCACAAGGATGCACAAGTATCTAGAAGACTATGTTGACAATGGTGTGTGGACAGAGTCAGCAGGCAGCAATCCTTATGCACAGCAAGCATACAAAATGGCATGTGTCATACGTGACGAAGCAATGGGCGATGTAGATGAGATATGGGGCAGTGAAGTTCCGCTTTATGTTCCAGGTATCTTTGCAGGCACAACCGACTTGGTAGGACAGTATAAGGGACAGCCTTGTATTATGGACTTCAAGCAAACTAACAAACCTAAGAAGCCTGAGTGGGTAGAAGATTATTATCTACAACTTACAGCATACGCCTTAGGACACAACGAAGTACACGGCACAGACATACGTGAAGGACACATCTTTATGTGTAGTCGTGCATTAGAATATCAGCAGTTTGA